AACCACAGCAACTCGCTGACTACAGCTCGCCACGCTAGTTTTTTTGTTGTTACCGCAGGAAATCCTGCAGCCAGGTCGTAACGTTGCTGCATACCAAATACACTGATAGTGCCAGTGCCAGTACGGTCGCTGCGTTGGGTACCGTTTCGTAATATAGTTTGGAGAGCTTCATGATATGGTTTCATTATCTAAATGGATCAATGTTTTTGTATACAGCAAAGTTTAACATCTTATCCGTGCTAGGTCTACTGCTGGTAATTCGCATGCCTGCCATATACCTAGCAAGATCTATTCTAGTATCGCTGAAAAAACTGCCTTTGCGATGTGTAACATAGGCATAATCAGTTATGTTTTTACACTGATTCAAAAGCTCAACACCACCTAAGATCCAGATGTTTTTGCCTGGATAGATATCTTGCAACTCTAGTATTTTAGCGTTCAAGTCACCCTGAATGGTTCTAATTCTAGGATGATCTTGTATCACATGACTTGTGGCCACAACACAAGTTCGTTGTGCTAATGGTTTTGGCATCTTGGGATCATCCCAGGTTCTCCTGCCCATTACCACAACACAATTGGTGGTAAGTTCTTTGAACCAGGCCATGTCTTCTGGGTGGTGTCGCCAGGGCAAGGTACCCCGGTTGCCAACACCACCAGTTTGGTCAACTGAAAATATACTGGCTATCATGCTATAAATTTTTTAAGATATCGTCGGTGACAGGTTGCACTGTGCTGGCCACGCTGTCAACATTGATAAAGAAATCCACATCCTTGATTATTTCATCAAGTTTTTTCAAACGACTGTTAAGCATGCTTTCGATCTCGTCAGTGTCATAACCTTGATCCAGTAGCTCAAGCACATCTATTTCCACTTGAGTACCATCCACAAGGTTTACTGTGACTGATTTAATCAATGCAACTGGCACTTCATCTTTGGTAACACTTTTAAGTATGCTTTTCCATCGTTCTCTTGGATCAATATTAATGCGTTTGGACTGATTTTTTCTTGGCATTTGGCTTGGTCTTTAACTTTGGATCAAATTCTGCTGCCTCTGCCATCAAACGTTCTGCTTCGGCTAGTAATTGTTGAGCATTTGCTCTCATCTTTTCTGCTTGATCAAATCTTTGTTTTGCTAGATCAGCATCACTTAGAATTGCATCAGCAGCTTCAGTTAAAGGAACTTGCACTGGTTGTCCGCGACTGTCTCGTGGCATACCAACTTCACGCGGCTCTGGAGCACGACGTTTTTTACCTGTCATGCCCGCACTGGCATCAAGGTCTGCCATGCGTTTTACAGCATCTTCGCCACTCTTCATTTCATTAAGAATGGTATTCAATTCATCAAGTCTCACACTGCTCTTTGCATTGGGAGTGACAATCACTTGATTGGTCGGCACTTTCTTGATAAAGCCTTCGCGATGCAAGGCTTCTAGTGTGTTTCTACCGTCTGCCATGACATTGCGCCATAGTGCATCAGCTAGATTTTCTGCTGCCTGGCCACTGGCACTTTCCAACACTTTCATGATCTCATCATGAATTAATCTAGGCAATAGATCACTGTAGACCACTAGACACATATGATCTTCGTTAGGTACTTCTCTCCATAGCAGAGCAATCTTGCGATCGTTATGCTTTCCGACGTGCTTTAGCATTTGATTTCTCCTGAGTTTTTGGTGCTTCCTGAACTGCTTCTGCTGGTACGCTAGGTCTTTGAATAGCTCCAGTGGATTCCAAAAAGCCCACTAACCTTTCGTAGAAATCGCCAACCACTTTTAGTTCTTCGGCCTTGAATAGACCTTTTGGTGCAGCAGCTTGAATTATTTGCGCAGTAAGAATTAGGTCAGCAATAGTTAAATTTGGACCTGCTGGTTGCGCTTGTTCTTCAGACATACGTTTCCTCCATAATAAACACTGTGTATTTAACAACCACAATGTATAGGAGAAAATTTATTTGAATTCAAAATCGTAGGTGTTGATGCCATCAAGAAACATGGCAAAATATGTGAGTTCGCTTGGATCTTCAAAAGCCACCTTGTGACAGAGCACACCGTTGCCTTTGTCTTTATCAAACATATAGATATCACCAAAAAAGAATCTACTGGCAAGATGTTCAAAGATCCAGTCTGTGATATTTTTTTCTTGTGTCTTAAGATCAAAACACAAAGACTCAAAATGTGGTGGACAGTGATCCAGTCTACGGAGACCAAATATGTTTAAAGGATTGACTTCGTTGTTTGCGAGCATTTTTTAAATATCAAGTAGTCTTTATATATAGCAGCTAGTTCCCAACCAATGTCGCCTAGTGCATTCATTATTAGTTCATACTCTACAAAGTTACCATCGTCAGCATCTACAATGGGAATAACTTTATACTCCCATATGATTCTATTTGTTTTGAAAAAGTTTAGTATTTTTAGCATATGAGATAATTGTAAAGATCACATGGTTAGTGATAAGAATTAAATTTGACATCACACTGGCCATAATAAGATATTTACTGTATGTATGGTCAAGCATGAGTGCTAGACCTATACACACAGTGCCAAAACTCCACCACCAGTACCATACAGGGATACCTCTAAACCAAACGAAAAATTTAAAATCTGCGTTCATTAGAGTAATCTTTTTTAAGTAATTCCACAGTTTGTTCTTGCTCTTTGTTGTACTCACGCCAAGCAGACCTAGGTCCAACATACACAACAAATCGCAACGCCCAAAGAGCAGGTATGCTTAATCCAGCATAAAGTAAATATTTGCCTACTGCGCCATCTTGAGGCAGTGAGGCTCCTATTAAAAAAGAAGCCAACATCATACTTCTATCAAACCAATCAGTCCGGCGCCATGCCCAGACTAAAAAGTTCAAGAACTTTTTCATGCCGCCTCCTTGGCCGCTTGTTCGTAGTGTGCCCATGTACCAAAGGGAGGTTCGCAATCAGGGTTGCCTTTGATGATCCAGCATGCATCACAGTATTGCTCATCGCCCCACTCACCAAATGGCATACCGTCTGTGAACATGATGAATTTTTTAGGTTCAATACCATGCTCTTTCATGAAATGATAATTGGCCATGAAGTCAGTGCCACCGCCACCTTGCGGCTCGTATCCTGCGATGTCATCTAGATTGTCGCTGGTAAAGATCTGCGGATTATAGATCTCAGTATCAAAGCACCACACGTGAATACGGTACTCGTCATAGGCTTCCATGATACCCTTGATCTCGGTCATGAAATCCTTGATATCACGTTCACTTATTGAGCCTGAAGTGTCAATGGCAATGCAAACATCAATCTGTGTACCCGGCAGCATGCCTGGCATGATAGCATCCATGTGCCAGCCACGACGGCTGGGTTTCATCCAAGTGAAGTCGCTTTTGATAGTGCTTTCAATCTGTTGTTGCAACAATTCACGCCAATTGATCACAGGCTCAGTAAGATCCTTGATCATGCGCTTCACTCCTGCAGGAATATTGCCGGCGCCTGCTTGTTGAGCAGCATTGAGCACAGCCTCACGAATTTCGTCGCGGATGGCTGCTTTTTCTTCGTCGCTCAGCTTAGGACGACCCTTGCCATCTTTGTCGTCATCGCCATCACCTTCACCGTTGCCGTCCAAGTGCTCGTCCAACAGCATCTGTGCCAGCTGATCCAAGGTAACCTCTTTTACATTTTGCATGAGGTCATCATAGATAGCCTCTGCACTCATACCGCGGTACTTGGTTTCAAACAGCATGGGCACCACAGTGATACGATCGCCCACACGCTGATCAATCAAGTCTGCATTCACAGCATAGTCACAGGCAATGTTGAAAATCTTGGGCTTGCGATCAACTCTACGTCCCATGTGATCATATACAGCATGCAACACTTCGTGGCCGACCAAGAATTCCAACTGCTTGGGCGGAAGTTTTTGAATAAACTCAGTGTTGTAATAAAAATTACGTCCGTCAGTGGCAGCAGTAGGACACCAATCGTCTGCATTTTTAAGTTGAAGGCGAGTGGCCAGGTTGCCAAAGAACGGTGCTTTGAGCAAGAGCGCAATACGAGCAGTGATGATCTTTTCTCGCACTTCTGCATCCACACGCGGATCCACAGGCTTGCGTTCTACAACATCCTCTGCACTCACGCCCGCACGATTTAGAATATCTTTGGCAATTTTCTTAGTGTCAACTGCGGTGGTACCTGCTATGCTCATGGTCACTCCTTGTGTTTAATACTGTAATTATATACTGCTTGTTCATTTGTGTCAAAACAAAACAAGGGCCGTAGCCCTTGTTTTTAACGACTGTCTTTGGCACTGGCCGCCAAAATGTATTTGCCAAATCGTTTATGGAACTCATCAAAGTTCTTGAGCTTGGTGGGAACCAAGGGCAGATTGAAAGTGGTCAATGCAGTTCTTGCACCCATCACAACCAACTCAGTGTTAAAGTTGTTCATCATAAATGCCAAGAAATGATCTGCCATAGCATTCCAATCATCTGGTTTGGCTCCATTCTGATGGTGTTCTTGCAGTTCATAGCACAGGCTCACCGCCAAACTGTACTGAGCACTTACTTCTTTGGTTTGCAGTTCTTTAACCTTGCCGCTCAACACATCCGCTGGCTTGGGCATCTGTCCAGCAACCTTGCGGTGCGCCATGAACTTGATAGCAATGCCTTCGCCCACAGTGCCTGCAATCAGGTCAGTGAGTTCTTGGTCAGTGGTATCGTCTTCTTCGCAGAACTGACTCACAAAACTCCAAGACCGTGGAGTGGCAAATGCACGACTAGGACTACGAGCATCAAAGTCAAACAGGTCCTGTTTGGCAAAACCAATATAACCAACCACGTCTTTATGAATACGATTGGCAGTGGCCCAGGTCTCCCAGCTGGCATGATCCACACGCAGTTCCAGGTGAACAAAACGGTTAGCCAACGGAGTGGGCATACGATAGGTCACACCCTTGTCACTTTCGCGGTTACCTGCGGCCACAATAACCACATTGTCGGGCAGCACATAACGACCCACACGACGGTTTAGAATCAACTGATAGCCAGCTGCTTGAACAGCAGGAGCAGCTGAGTTCATCTCATCCAAGAACAACACAATCAGTGGATATTGAGCAGCCAGTTCTGCATCCGGAAGATCAATAGGAGGAGCCCAATCCATCACACCTTTTTCTTTGTTGAAGTAGGGAATGCCACGCAAGTCAGTTGGCTCCATCTGACCCAGACGCAGGTCAATCATGTGACCGCCTAGTTCTTCTGTGATGCCTGCTACCAGTTCACTCTTGCCAATGCCTGGAGGACCCCAAAGGAACACAGGTCGCTTGGTCTTGAAACATTTTAGAATACCGCGGCGTGCGCCTTGGGTAGTAACAGTACGACTTTCGGTGGCTTTAGAACTCATCGCTACTCCTATAAATTTGTGTTAGTTGGGTAATTATATGCAATGTACGAATTTCAGTCAACTGCAAAATGGTCTTTGATTTTATCAATACAATCATCCGCGCCTACTAGGTCAACTTGGTCACATAGTCTTATACATTCTCGCACAATCAACTCGGCGAACTTTTTGTGATCAAAGTGCAGATGGCCATCTATCAAAGTACCATCTATTCTATGACTCCAACACTGTTTGGCCAGTGTGTCTATACGGTCAGTCATGACGCCCGCCATCCATGTAGGCAAAGTAGCCCCAAATTAGCAAAATAACAACTATTAAAAATATCCAAAACATATTAGACTCCTTGAGTGCTTATTGTAGCAAACTGTATCTTTTTGGTCAATCAGTTGTAACAATAGCATTTTTGTAAGAGAATTTGCTGATACTAGGATGGTCCTCCACTTCATATTCTATCCATCCTAGTATTTGATCTAATGAAATCTCTTCATTGATCCATTCATATACAAATTTCCTATGTCCTCTGACCAAATAGTCACCAAACGTGTTTTTAATCTTGATTTCTAGTTCTCTGATTGGTCGGTCTAACCCAATCCAAACATGATCAAAATCAATCTCATGGCCCACATGACCTTCGTAGTTGTTACGACGATTGTCAAGATCGCCAGTAATACCAAAACAGGTACGGGTGACTATGCTACCCTCTGGCAGAACCACCTGGTTCTGCCATAGGTACAGGTATTTAGATTCCTGCATATATCTGCATTCCACTAACAGATGGTACAGGTTCTTTGCCGCCACAAGCCACATAGTCCAATACCAGAATTGGTGTGAGGCAACTGTCACTCCAACTTTCCTTAATATTGTTCTTTTTTTGCCATGACTTCAAACGTTCCTTACAGGCACGGTGAAAGCCTGCTGGATTGTCATAATTGGTAACCATGTGTCTATGCAGGTCAGCTTCTAGCTTAGGAGTAATTTTGAAATCAGCAGCCGCAGCTTCTGCACTAAACCGTCCAAACGCTAGAATAAAACCACCATCCACTCCATCCTCATAAGGAAAGTATGTGTCGTGCCAACGCAGTGCCCAGTCTAGATCTTTAATTCCCAATTGAAAGATGTTGTTGTCTTCTGTGCCGTGATGTGCGATATTGTTAATACCTGAGATGTATGTGACCATTCCGGGTTTCTTCTTTTGTCCTGACACACTGGCAGCAGGAAAGCAATTGTTTTGTTCTAATGTGGTTTGAATCTCTTCTGACTGCACGTCTTCTAGTAAGGTACTACCATACCTACGAACACCGGTCACACGACTACGGTGTGTAAAGTATTGACCAATTGGTTTGCGTCCGTTGCCTCCTAGCCTGCGGAAACCATAATTTCCCACAGCTTCGCCAGTATCAGTACTGCCAGGTACCACAAGATCATCATCTACCACTTTACACTGAATCTTGGTGCCTGGAGCGATTAGTCCTGCCATTTTCATCAACACAAATGCTGTACCGCTTTGCTGACCCTCCCAAGAACTGTACCGACCAGTTTCTTTAATATAGATCACGTTCAAGGGCTGCATGATACGCGGATCAAACAGCGTGATAATGTTATCGCCAATGTGTGCGATTTCTAGAAATCTTTGAATATCTATGTTGACATCAATTAGACTTTCGTCTACTTCTTCCAAACGGCCAAAGTGATGTTGTTGATACACCTGTCCATTCAGTCTTGCTTTTAGTGCAGCAATGGCTTTAACGATATCAGGATGTTTCACAATTTGCTGAGCACGAGAGTTAAGTGGATCGTACACAGCACTGATATTGGTGAGATTTTGATTTTGAATTTTCGCAATAGGTGCGAAAGGGTTAGGTCCACGTTTGATAATGCGTGTGGCGGCCGGCGCTTTTTTCAGCTGTAGAGTAGTCATAAATTTTCCTTAAGTTTATCCCCGTAGGGTTGATTTACTGTGTGCTTGTAGCACAATAGGATAATAAGTTATTTTTTGATCTTTGTCAACCGGATATTACTGATTTTATACAGATAGCGCGGCCAGTTGGTCCGCATTCATATAGGATTTTTGTGCTTCAGTAAAAGCATTTTTTTGAAGATAGGTTAATTTACCCAGGGTGCGAGGATGAATTCTAGCAATTCCTCGGTAGGTTAACAAGGAAATTTGCTCCAGTGACCATGTGGCTATTTGATCATAGCGAGTTTGCTGATAAGATTCACTATGATAAAGAGTTTGCAAGAATTCCTGAGTTTCCATAAAGATATTTATACAATCGCAGGTGAATGAGTAGCACGATTGCTGTAGAGACGTTCGCCACGTTCACGCACAAGATCTGCCATGCTCTGCGGACTTTCTTCGAACATGCGAAACATGTCCTCTTTGGTTATATTGGGATCTGTTTGCACAGTGTACACTTCATAGTGTCGCTGTGGATTCAGTCTGGCTCTAAAGAGTATGCTGGTGTAGACGCGATTGATCTCACGGTCTATGGGATTTCCTGGATCTGTTCCGTCCTTAGCTGCTAGAGCGGTCCACACTCGTTCTTTTTCTGCTTGCTCATATTGTTGTTGCAGTTCATGCAAAGGCACACAAGCCTCCAACCCATTGCAGTCCCAGGACAGTAAGAAGCAGTTATTTTTGAATGTCTTGGATTTCTTGCCCATCTTCATCAAGGTTTAACTTATGAGAGTGACGAAAAACTTCCTGTTCATGCCCCAGCTCGGGCACTTGTTCTGCCAGTTCAATCATCATGCGATAGCTTTCCCAGGCAGCACTTACTCCTGCATTATGCACATCTACCACAGTTGGAAAAAGATCCATCCACACATAATCACGTGGTACCTTGAGCACTGCTATTCCATTGGCTCTTGGTTCTATGATCTTGCCACTCAAGAACAGTTCTACTCCTACTGCTTCGCAGGCTTCCGGATCAAGACCCATGAGATAGCTGGGTTCATGTGAATAAGCATGAATCACTTTCTTCACATCCTCCATGCCGGGCATATAGGTGCGAGCAATTATACACAGAACATCATCAATAGCAATTTTACCTTGCACAATGTCACGCACACAACGACCAAAACTAAAACCAATTTTCATATGTTTCCTAATTTAAAATTACGCCAGCTGTCTGGGTCTGACTGTTCATCAGCATCATAGGCCCAATTCAGAGCCTGCATCATGCGATGTTTCACACGTAGATTGGGTTGACGAAATCTTTCAGTGTCTTGAAATCCCAGCATAACACCAATCTCGCATACTGCACCACTACGACAAATACCAGCCATGCAGTGTACAACCACATTCATCCGACGGTCAAGAGCATGCTGGAGCAGGCGAACCAGTTCAGCTGCCTGAGCATGTGAACACTTGGCTTCATCTGGAAATCCATCTGCATCCTCTGCGTCTAAGAATTCAAATTGATGCACTTCTTTAAACTGATATCGGGGAGTGGGAAACCAACCTGCAGGGTCGGCGATTTGAATCAGCATGCTGTTATCGCCTGCTGCATGATGATGACCCTGAGACACATCAGTGGCAGCAACATTTTCTATCCACGGCATTGTGACCTCCTAGAGCTTGAAATGGAGCAACGGGTGAGATTCGAACTCACGGTTTTAGGGATTTGCAGTCCCTTGCATTGGGCCTCTCTGCCACCGTTGCACTATATGGAAACACACTATATCCAATCTCAAGGGCACTCTTTGGAATGCGACTCATACTTGTGAAATCCGCTATAATGTGTTTTCATATGGTGAGGGTGGAGAATTACGATATCTCGGCCTACTGGTTAAAAGCCAGTTGCTCTTCCTCTGAGCTACACCCCCGGGTGTTTGTCACTCTTATCACTGTCCATTTGGACTCTCCTTGTGTAAAAATTTATTTTAATGGAATTTCTCGTTCCGGTCTATCTAATTTTGCTTCAACCACAAACACATCAAAGTGCCGTTCATCTTCTGGATGACAGATTTCTTCCAAAAAAGTATGATTGAATTTGGTACGCCAATGCACGAACTTTTGTATGCTAGCGTCCCAACGTGCTTCGTGAGCATTACGACAACGACCTGCATAGTATGCACCATGCTCTAGATCGGCCTTGACAATTTTTGGTATGTATCTATCTCTGTCCATATGAATCCTTTGGCGGTCTCAACGAGAGTCGAACTCGTCCCTACGGCGTGACAGGCCATTATTCTAACCGATAAACTATGAGACCAAAAGTGCTTCCTCTCTGCGGCGGTTATTATAGCATATCAGCGAACAGTCTTTACACTGCCCACATCACGCATGCCCCCACCCGCTCCCCGACCAGAGAGGATTCTCGTATTGCCAACGCTGTTTGCACCAAACAGTAAGGTCCTGACCTACCACGGTCTTCTCATCCTCCGGACCAGAGTAGGGGGTGGCGCCCCCACGTCCTGACATAAAGGTAAGTGCTA